CGGGGTATTACAGCTGGCGCGCCCTCCACAACATCTCTGTTGCTTCTTACCCAGCCGTTGACAACATGCTCCTTTTCATTCTATGAGTTCCCTGGTCACAGTAGCTTGTAAGCCGACTGCAGTGGTCTCGCCAAAGACACCAGGTTGCCACCTAATCATAGACCCTTTCAGGTATTGTTGTTCAACTTTGTTCTCTAAGTGCCGCCAGTCGCTTGCAACTCAAACAACTGCAATTTCTTGTGTAAGGTATTTCTGCATATCGCTGTGTTGACTGGTGCCCCAATAATCGACAATACAAAGGCGCCCTGAACAGATCGATCGTAGTTATCCGTACCAGCGGACATCTGAGCATTGACATCAAACTTAGGACGCCTGTAAACAGTGTCCATAGGTAATGTCAAATGCGACCAGACTGGGCCGGTTCGTACATTGCCAATAGCTCGGACTCTATCATTCAGAATGCTGAGCTGGGGCGTGGTGATCAACGATTCGAGATAAAACATCAGTTCAGGGTTAGTTACATACGCCAAATAAACTGTGCCCGCCGTATTCAATCCTACGGCAGGGTGATACTCATATTGGGTGCCGGGCAAATATTTGTATGAGTTATAGAGAGTTGACATGACTCCAACCGGGTCAAATGAACTGTCCCTAGCATCACAAAAATATATTGCCCCACCGAGTCCATTAGCATCCGTTGTAACGGCGGCACAGGACCGGTTACCACTCACCATAGTGTTCTGCAGAAGTTGACCTCTCACATTAAATCGAGGTTGTCGTTGTTGCACTTGTTTCACAACACGACCGGGGTCTGTTCGTTTGTTCTTACGAGCCATTTTTAATTAAGGTATCGATGTTTTCGACAAGTTGGCGCTTATCGCCGCCCCACGATGCAGTTTCAAAATATTGTTCTATCTCCAACTGCGCATCGGGATGTATGCCTGTCTGTAGCCAAAATCGGTAGCGTCCGACATCGTCCGGTGAGCTGTAAGGTATGGTGCAGCCTTTGCTTAACATCCTATAACTGTTAAACAGCGCATCTTGACCCATGTATGTCCCTTTGGTGCTAAATCGTTTTAACATGTTGTAAAACGAACCTAACACGGGCACATCACCGGCAAAGGCCAAACCACAATTAGCAACATCACCAATCCAGCGTCTGTACGCAACAAGATCGTGCCCGAGAGAAACCGCAGTCAAATCCTTGACCAAACAGGTCTTGACATTACGGACCATCCTCCATATGTTGTTACATAGGAGCGGTCTGCATTGACAAAACTCTATATGCTCAATCTCATAGACGGGGTCCTCGAGAACAATCTTGAATCCAAAAGATATAAAATACTCTTGTAAATCAGATATCTTCTGGAGATTCCGCTGGTCACAAAATAACAAGCAATCATCACCATTATTAATAAAGTCCAACTTGAAATCCTTAGTGTCCATATAAGCCTTAGCCATGAGACACATCAAGAACTTATTGCCCAATGATGTGTTCATGTCACCGCTCATGCGGCACCCCTCAACTACATATTTGAACATGCCATCAGGCGCCCTGGCATAACCATGGTTGGTTATCTGCCACGACAATAGTTTGTTTAATCGCGGGCTCTTAAAAATTTTTGAATAGAATCCGTGTTCAAATTGTAGTGCAAGTTTGCTGACATGTTGGTCAAATCTCGAAGCATCTAAGCCGATACAAACTGGCTTAGTGAACTGCGAAAATTTGTCGACTATAATGGATGCTTGATCCACAGAGTTGTACTTACTCATAATGGTGGGCGATCCAAACAAGTTGTCTATTGAATCGTATACCTTATGTTCTAGAGGCAACAAGTACCTACCTACCTCGACGTTGTACCTCGGGTGTCTTGGTTGGATCACACGTGGTGCTGGGTCGGGTTTGTTGGTCCAGTTGACTTTTTCGGCCTTGACAAACGTTGACAGGAAGGAGTCGAGAACACGAACTGGTTTTAAAGCCAGCCCGTCAACTGCTTGCTGATACAATGTACGACGTCGTCCCTTGTAGAACCCCACGAACTGGTCGCGACTCACAGGGGATTGCCGTCCAATGTACTCAACAAGAGCATCGCGATAAACTCCACACCTGGATTCAAAAACATTACTATTGGATGGCCGAATCGGGCTGTCCAAGTTCTTGTTAGTGAATAAAACCCGCTCTCCTACCCCGCGAATAAGGTTGGAGACTGAGTTATTATGGGTTGTGATGCAATCACTCGTAACGTACGAACCCATCGTCATGTACTTACGAGTTTTAGGCACCCCAGAAAATGTTGGAAGAATACCCGGGTAGTCACCTGGAGTTGTGTCTACCCCTTCCAACTTCTGTGGGCCCCATCAGTTAGATTCGCTCCCAAAGCCAAGCAACTTGGCTAAGGAGAAAGCCTCACTGACTACTAAAGTTTTCATTATCGCATGAGCTCGTAAATCATCTCTCATGGGAACAAACACCAATGTGGTTGCGAAGTCTAGATTCTCAGATATGTGTCGGGCCAAAACCCCATGTTCAACACACAAATCATAGAGATACTTTCTTACACACATAATATTGGCTGTTGTCCTCTTAAGGGATCCAAATTTGGCTTTACCACATCTAACCAAATAAGCCCGAAATGGTGCCTTAGCTCGAACAATACGACGCTTAGTTACTGCTGTTGTAACAGCAGTATCAATAGCATCTGTACATTGTTCCAACAACACATCTTCAGCAAAATCGATTCCATTGGTCACTTCATCAATAACCTGTTCGACTTGGAGTTGTGTACTGCTGACAATGCGAGCAGCTCGACGTTCATGCCGGGTAAAATACTTATAACACGAATATGCAACTTTTGCGGTCGCAGCAGCTATGACCAATAATTGTGCATCAGAGCTCATATACTGCTCCATCGGAACTGCCGACACAGGATAAG